CCCCACTGGTCTTTTGATGTCCCAACCATTTCGATTCCATTGACATCAAGTGGTGTACCAGCAAGCCCATAATTGGCGCTTGTAACGACCTCATGCCCATCAGCCATTAGTGATGTGGCAAGTAGCTTAGTCTGGACACCGTATCCAGTACCAACCCACAATGCGTTTGAGTGAATCATAATCCTAGCCATGTGTCGCTCTCCTTGTGTAAGTGTGTGTATTTAACTACTATTGTACCACGAAAAGCCTTTTTATGAAATAAAAAAGCCCCATTACGGGGCTTTTAAGTTCGATTTAGGATTATTATTGACCCATCATATAGTGAATGGTCAATACCGCACGCGCAGGGTCGCTAGAATTGGTTTCGTTTTTAACGAATCCCAACCATTCCCCAGCTTCCAGTACAGGGTCGGAAATAGTAAATTGTTTTGGGAGTCCAGCAACAAAAGGTGAAGCAGTTCCACCAACAGCGTTACTTACGGATGTTGCGGTTGCAGTTCCGCTAGTACCACGATTTTGCAAAGTGATAGACCAGCTAGTTCCAGCGCCAGTAGCCGCCCCATTAACGATATAAGCGTCAACAATTCGGATTGCGCCACCCAAATCATCCGAAGGCGCACGCATAACAAGGGCTTGAACACCGTCACCATCCCATGTAGAGCCATCCAAATTGTAAGTAATGATTTTAACGTCCATTGTCAATCTCCTTTAGTTATTAGAATTAGGAAGGCGTAGTTGCATCGGAAACGATTTTGACACCCAATGTTGGGCGAATGACACCAACGCCATAGTGCATTTGGGCGTTAACCTCAGTACCACCACGCGAAGCGTCACGTTGGGTTTCAATGTAGAACGGTTTGCGGATGTCCACGCCAATAGCGTCCATGACATACATAGCGCCAATTGCATCGTCATTAGAGTCAATGCTAATTGCTGGAGTGACAGCAAAGGTTACACCTGCGACACCTGCCGATTGGAAATAAACAGCACTCAAATCGTTGTAAACATTCACAATACTGTTGATGGAATGACCTGCGGTTGTGGCAGTCGCAACAAGGTCAGCCCATTGGTAAGGGTGCAAAACACAGAACACTTGCCCATAGGCTTTATTAGCACTCAAAATTGCTTGGGCATTGCTAATCATCGTCCAGGTCAAAGCATTGCCAGCAGAGCCAACAGTTCCGCCAGTAAAACTTGAAAACACACCAACAATGTCGCTGTCCCATTTGTCAGCAAAGCCGTTGCCTAATTGAATCGAAGCGTCGCGCATCACATCATCAGGGTCGCTTTCCATACGCGCATCGGTGATGAAGTATTGGTCAGCTTTAATGCTTGGAGTAATCGTACCCAAAAGGGTTTTGCCTAATTGGGTTGGAGTAACATCGTCACCTTCAACAACGGTACGCACGTTAGTAGCAGTATATTCACTAATAGAACGTGGTGCTAAACCGCGATTATTGGTATAAAGGCGAACCGTTGGGAGTAACCGAGTTTGATTTTCGAGAGTATACAGAGCGCCATCATAAATGTTGGCGACTAAAGTGCTGATGTCGCTATATTTGCTAGAACCAGTAGCCATTTTTAATCTCCTATATGTTAGTTATTGATTATATATCCACCACCAGGAAGTCTGCCAGATTCACCCAAGAACGATGGCTTCCCCTTTTCAGTTTTTGTAATGCCATTGCCCAAACGTGGGGATTGTGGCTTTACAGATTGTTTTGTTTTTTCGACTAATTTTTGGATTTGCGCCTTAACAGTTTCCTCGTCAGACCCACTAACAAACTCAATAAGGTCTTGGTCAAGTCCGTTTTCAGTCATAAGCCGCATTTTCCATTCATCAAAACGAGCCGCTTTTTCAGCGTTTAATCCAGATTCGATTTCAGCTAATCTGCTTGATAGTGCCGAAATTTCCTCGTCCTTTTTACTAATAGACTCGTTCATGCCCTGTTCGGTTTTTGCTAACAATCGCGCAAACTTTTCGGCTTGTGCCTTATAGTAACCTAAAGGGTCGTTTAATTGCTCTGGTACTTGAATGATTCCCGCAGGGCTATCATCAACTACAGGTGTATCGTTGGACATCGCTAATATCCTCCTCAGCGTATTTTATTACAACAATTCAATCATATCACAAAAACTATTACTCAACAACAATCACGCATTACCAAGCCGTTTCGCAACAGTTTCAACATCAATGACACCCATTGCGAGTTGTTCCTTTAACAATAAGACTTCCTCACGACGGTCAATCGGTAAAGCATCGCCCCAAATGACAGCCAATCGCCCTGTTTGTGGGATGCCAGCTATTTCAAGCATTAGTCGTGAAATATTGCGGATGCCCTCACTGTATTGACGACGTAGTGTTTCGTTTTTAGCAATCATAGGCGCGAATGTGGCGCGAACAGCCATATTGGTCATGCTGTTTAATGACGATAAGTTGCTCATTGTCACAACACGCGCTTGCTTAAAAAACCTATCAATAAACATATTCAACATTTCACGACTCGCCACCAAATCAGATTGCATTTCCAGGTTTTCGACACGAGCATCGGGATTTGGAATATTCCAAAACCCACCAATTGACGTTGCCTGAATATCATCAGCTTTGAAGCCAACACCGATGGTTGTCGGGGAAGCGTGATAGCGCAAAATAGCGTTCACATCCGATGCAATTTTATTCACATCATCATTTAACTCATAATGCGGAATATCCGACATGCCGTAAATACTGTCAATTGTTGGCAAATGCTTCCAGTCTATAATAGGTGAAATGCTGTACGCCCATTGAATCGGCTCTTGGATAAGCACCCAATTGCGACCTTTTAGGGTATATTCGTAAATCATCCAAACGCCGTCCTCAAAGGCGATTATTTGCCGTTCATTATCCCAACGGCGCTCATAAGCGACAGCATGGCTTGAATTTTGCGACAACGTATACTTAATGACATTTTGAGTCGGTATAACTGTTATGGATGCTGTTTTATCGTCATTTGGAGTGACCATAACAAAAACATGCCCTGTAATACTGCCGTAAGTTGCCATTGTGTGAAGCGTTGTAACGCCACCAGCATTTGCCCAACTCTCATTAAGGAATTGAGCCTCGTCGCCACCCTCAATCACTGGCATTTGTGGCAATAAAAACGACACTGTTTCGTCAACAACCTGCTTGCACAAGTTAAATACAATATTGTCGCTACTACTTACTAACTGTTTCGCGTGTTCGCCATTATAGTAGTTAATGTGAGTATTCGCCATACTCTGGCGTTTTTGGAACTCTGCATCAGCTTTACGAATGACGCTTTTTTCGTTCAGTTCTGAAATATCGTTAATAATCATTCTAATCACCTTTTCATAAATGGGTTACTGGCGAAAACCAATGCTTTTTTGCTGTCAATATCAAAACACGCCTTATACCCAATAGCCCTAGCCATTACAGTGTCGTCGTGCGCCCCAACTGGTGCTGAATACCTCATTACGCCACTTGGTGTTTGAACACCTGTAAACGAAACGAGTTCCGTGTTTGCAATTTCATCGTCAACTAACCTAATTTCCTGCTTTTCAATTGCGATTGCCAATGATTCAATAATAGCAGGCTTTGATTGCGCCGTTGTGTTAAACGCCTTAACTGGCAACCCTTCAGCAACCAACGATTCGATTTGAGGCTGTCCTATGCTATTTGCTTCGGCAAGGATTAATGACACGCCGTATTCATCAACAAGCGCCTTCACACGAGCAAGTTGTAGCGACCAATTTTGCTTGTTAAATCTATCCAGCTTAATTTCGCACTTTTTATCGGCATCCCAAATGGAAACCGCCGTAAAGTCATTCATTCTGCCCCAATCAATGCCCATAACAGCGCGATTCGGCTTGTATGGTTGTGGTGCATCATAAATCACTGATTTCACATCACGGAAAACAGCGCCGTCACTACTCACAAATTCAGCCTCAAACTCCTCGCGGAATTTCAAATCTGGCATAACACGCCTGAGTTGTTCAAGTTCATCGCTTTTAACATTAGGACTTGTTCTAGTTGGGTAACGATACGACTTCCAGCCCTCGTTACCATCAACACCTAACTGATACAGCCGATGAAAATCATTGAAGCCTTTTGGCGTGCTACAAATAATCGCCTTGCCCTGCCTATCAGCAAGGGTTGGCAATATATCACCAGTAAACTTATCCCAAAGGTTTGGGATAAAACTTGCCTCATCAATAATGAACAAGTCGTATCCAGCACCGCGAGTCGTTGCACTTGCCTCACCAGACCAGCAAATCAATTTGCCACCACCTAATGCCACAAACGATGTTCTGGCAAGGTTTTGGTTAACAATGACGGGCTTCATCCACTCTAATACTTTTTTGAATGTTTCGTCCATTTGCTTGTATGTCATCGAATAGTAAGCAACTGACTTACCCTTCAAAACAGCAACGCAAATCATCATGGAGACTAATTCCGTTTTGCCCCAACGCCTGCCAGCACACAACACCTTAAAGCGCGAATCGTCGTCCATAAACTCGCGCTGTAAGTCAAATGGCTTAGGTAGTCTGACAACAACCTCATTCGTCGTCACCGAACACCACCTTTATAATAACGCTTGCACCGTCCTCAATACCATTAATCGAACCTGTTTGGTATCCGCGCTGTTTACCAAGTGTTTTCAGAACAAATTGAACAGCGTTCCAATCACCCTCGTTAACACGAGTGGCAAGCCAATCCTCAGCAATGTCAGTCATAATGGCGCGACCCTCAGTTCTAGTATCCTTTAATTCAGGATGGTCTTTCATATATTGGTATAACGTTGTGCGATTAATGCCAAGCATTTTACTGGCATCGGTGATATTTCCACCACATGCCCTTAAAGCATAAGCCACATTTTCAAGCGGTTGCTTTATCATACGACTGGATGACTTAAAAACCTCATCACGATATTCGCGCAATCCAAGCGATGTAACACGCTTGCTAATTAGTTGCGCTTGAACACCAAACTCAAGTGCTATTCTGTCAAATACGCCATCACACTTTTTGATAGCTTCCTTCATTTCATCATAAGTTGGGTTAAATGCCATAATCATGTTCTCCTGTATTAAGCATTACATATCCGATTATACAATAAAAAAGGCGACCTTTCCTAGCCGCCTTTGAAAAATTATCCTATTAGCACTTGTTCAAGCCGTTCCCATTCTGCCTTGTTTCGCCTAAGCGCATCACCAACGAGAATCGTTGTCGAATTAATTCCCAACCGCGTCATCAAATAGGTGTATGCCAGGTGGCATTCAAGTGCAGTTGCGGTTAGTTGTTTATCCCACGTTTTAGGGATATATGCTTGCGATGTTGCAACGCCGATATTGTCAGCGTCAAACTTTTTCATGTAATTAACCGCGCCGTCAAGTACATCGCGCCGTGTGTAATCAAGCAATGCACCACCATATAACACCCACTTGATGATGTGCATCGGATAGGCGTATAAATTCGCACTTGTTTCGATAGCCGTCAAAAACGCGCACTCATACATTTTTAGCTCAACATAGCAAAAAATCATAAGCGATTCGCCCAATAAAGGCTTCAAATCGGCTTTATTTGCACACATCATGTCCAAACAGCCATTGCGCTTTTTTGAGCCTTGTTTTTTGACGTATTCATATACATGGTCTACAATTTCGTGTTCAGTTAGCATGATGCTCCCCCATTGTATTTACGTGCATAATAATCAGTCGTTTCAGGCGTGAGTCTTTTAATTTTAGCCCACTCTCCCATGCAAGTTGACAGTTTTTTGTGCTTGCGAATACTCTGAACCTTTTTGTTCACGTACTCAATGCCTAAAATCAACTCGCCGCGTTTCGCAATGTCAGCCATGTATTCCATGTTTTGATTGATGCGAACCATGACTCTCATTTTGCGTTCTTGGTCAATCAACAAACTTGCCAGCAATATATCCCAATTGATTGTGTTAACAACAGAGCGCAATAGGTATTCCTGTATGTATGCGTTCTGGACATCCGTGTACACTTTTTTATATGCCATATCATCATCCGCTAATTTCATCATTGTGTGCCTACCTTTGTGTGTGTGTTCATTCGATAATCCTATTGTACCGCGCATTGGTATAATACCGTTGTCGAAACAGCAAGTATTATACCAATGTTTCATGTCGTGTTTTTAGGATTTTTGCGATTGACTAATTCGATAATCAGTCCACTCCATGCGTTCATTCATGTAGCGATTTTGCACCGCCTTATACAGCATGGATAGGTATTCTTGGTAGCTTCGCTCATCCATATCCACAGCAAACCACTTTTTCAGTTGTTCATCAGTTGTTTCGTCATTGGGATTTAAGTGACCTGGACTCCATGTTCCAAGCCACTCCCAAATCATTACACAGTGAGCATCAATATGAAGGCGCTCTCCCAATGCACCTTCCAGCAATCTACCAGCGACACCCAATGGGTATCCTGTGATGTCAAGTTTATTTAGTGATGCGTATGTAAACGCACGCTCATAACTGTTACAGTCGCCATTCATCATGAGTTCTGCCAGCATCATAAGTGTCCAATATTCCGCGTCGGTTGTTTGTGTCCTGGATAGCAAGTCAGTAATGCGTTGCGGGTAATCGCCGTATTCGTATGATTTGTCAAGTATTGTTTCCATTGTTGGTGTCATAATTTGAGTAGTCATTAGTTTATCCCTCGTGTTTGATTAATTTTTGTGACGAAATCAAGTGCTTGCCATAGTGACTCTGCATCAATGCTGTAAAGGTTAATGTGATTGCCCTTACTCATTTTGCCATTTCCGTCACGTTTGCGAGTCCCCTTTTCCTGTACCTTGCGACTTGTGATTTTTATTGAGTATTCGCGTAGAATCGCACGCAATTCTGTGACATAGTTATCGGTTGTTTTGTAGCGCCCAAAAATCACCCGCACATTATCCTTAGTGCTGTCAATGAATTGTTTCAATTCGGGCGTGATGAGTTGTTCCTCAGTAAGGTCTTGGATGCTTTCAAAATCACCAAATGAACGAACACCCATGCGGTTTAGTAATACGACAAAAAATTCCTGCCGTTTCAATATTGGATATGTATCCTGTAGCGCCAAGTATTCATTGTGCTTTTGGTCAAGTAATAGCGCATCAACACGCGATGACAGCGAGTTCGCCAAATTCATAAGGCGTTTGCGTTTTAGTTCGGTACTCATCGCTTCATACGAGTCATCACTTACCTGTTCGCCAATCATAGACTCAATATGATAGCGGTTGTTCGCATACGTTACAGGGCGTGTATTTTGCTTTGCGTTAACAATGGCGCGTTTTTCGTCATCGCTGATAGGCGCTAGTGTTAATGTGACATCCTTTTTCCATGCCTTTTCGATGTCGTGACACTCCTTCATGAGGGCTTTTACACGGTCATTTTCAGCAACCTCACGAGTCACAAAATAAAAGCCATTTTGAATCGCACTTGCCACAAATGATTGAACAGCGTTGCTAAATTCACGTTGTTGGGCTGATTTCAGCAGGCTGTGAAGGTTTGCTGACTTCAATACCATTTCGGTGATATTGGCTGTTTTGTATTGGTTACGTGCCATAAGGTCAGCATACAATTGTTTGGGTGTCATGATGATATTGTGGTCATCAACTGATTTTGCGACACCTTGTACGTGGTACATTTCAGCGTGACGAACACGGCTAATCATTTGCACCAATTCCTCACCTGTAAGCGGTCTAGCGATTGCCATTAAAAAGGCGTTTTTACAAGGTCTAGTGATGTCAATCCCTGTGCCAAGCGAACTTGTGTAAATCAACAGTTGTAAGTCCACATTGTTGATGTCGTAAAGCAAGGCTTCGAGTTCTGCATTACTCGTGGTTTCGGATGTGACACACAATGTTTTTAACCCAAAGCGTTGCGCTAGGCGTTCAACAGTGTGTGCTTGCGATTTACTTACACATCCTAATGCTGTAAAGCCATCAAATGCCGAATCAATTGCTTTGCCAACAATCGCACTTGCGTGTTGCCACACCGTCACATTGCGCTTTGCGGGTTTGCCTGCGTTGTACACTCTAAGCACAGGACGACTTGATGTTTGTTCAATCCATTTTGCTGATTCGTCATTCAGATTCGCGTCCATAGCAAAAAACTGCTTTGCGTTTCGGATGTATGATTCAAGTATTTGCTGTGGGGTTAATCTGTCAGAACGCAATGTGCTACTATTTGCTAAATGCCACAGCGATTGGCTTGCCTCGTCCAACACAATAATGTCGTATTCGATTTCGCTTGAAAGCGGGTTGTATTTGTGCAGACTGTCAATCGTTGTCACAACACTGCCACTAAAGTCGTCGTTTTCGTATGTGGCGAATCCCAATGTGTCAGCAGTCTTGTTGACCAATGACTTACGATGACTAATAATCATCATGCGTGGCGCACGCCCATAACTGTTATGGAATGAGTCGTGAATCATTTTGAACATTGTTGTTTTGCCACTACCCGTAGGACTTTTGACCAACACAACCGAGTAACTCATCATGCGTTCAAAATCCACGCTATCCATGTCGGTGATATATTGTTTGTCAAGCTGAAGCAGGTGGTTTGGGTATGCGTTTTTCAGGAAGGGAATCTCAAAGTACGCCTCATTCATCCATGAAACGTCACTATGGTCGGGGATATTCCCAAACGCACTACGGAACGTGCCATTAAATGTGTTTAGCCACTTTTGTTCTGTGATGTATCCGTTTTCAATGCAGGCGGCGTACAAAACAGGATAAGCATCACGATAATCAACCCCCGCATCATTCATATCACATGCGAGTTTGTATAACAGTGGGTTGCGGTCAAGTGGCGCTTGCGATAAAGCCACAACGCGATTCATCAATTGTTTCGGGATTCTGTTTTTCATCGCTTTTGTTGCTTTTATTTCAGTTGGGATAATAATTTGGCGCTTGCCAAGCGATTTTTTACGGGCTGTAACAGTTACGGCGCTTTTTGGCAAATTCCCCAACACATCCAACGACAAGCGATTGTCAGATTGCCAAGTTAATTCCATGCGGTCTTTTAGGTCACTACCATAAAAAAAGCGTGCGCCGTCATGGGTCACAGTGTCAATGCCAATAATAAAATTCTGCATAAAAGCATACAGATTCAATGCCGATTGCGAATATTCGCTTGCTGATGTGATTGGACTACTTAGGTAAAATATCACGCGCCATTTTTGTAATTCGGGCTTCCATGATGGTGTCGCGTAAATCAATCCTGCGTTTTCGCGGATGAAATCATTTGCCACCAAGTCGCCAAGTGTCGTTAAAGTGCCTTCAACACCATCAATGTCCAATGCAATGATTGAACTACTGATAAAATTGGCTGTCGTTCTGCGAGAATCAACATAATCGCCAACAGCAAAGGCGTATCCACTCAGAATGTGTGTGTTTAAGGATTCGATACTCATTTGGCGTGAATGCCATTTGGCGTGACTTACATTTGAATTTTTGTTGTACAGGTCTGTTGTTGTGGTTACTCTTATCATTTTTGTCATCCTACTTTTTTGAATATAAGCGCGTACTCCTACGCTATAAATACATTGTACACCATTTTGTCGAAATATTTCATTAGAACATCATGAGTGTTGGAACTTACTTATACACTCAGTATATCACCTAGTTGTGTATGCGTGGTTGTGAAACCACACAAACAATACCGTATCCGATATTTGTACAACTTTTTTTATAAGTATATATATATGGAAAAAAAGTTGTACAAATGGATTTTTCGATATACTTGAAAATTAAAAGCCCACTTTTGAAGGCGGATGAGTAAGCCGCCAGTGGGCTTTTTTATAAGTGTAAAAAAGTAGGCTGTGAAACGTGTGGAGTATCCATCGCCATTTCACCAAAAACAACACTTATAGTATACCACATAAATAGCGAATTACACAAGCTAAAATAGATTAGAGTTGGTATAGATTATGCAGTTTCGTGTGACACATAAAGCAATAAGTATGGTACAATAATGATGTAATTAAGTTCAAAAACAACAGGAGCTATAAAATGAGTCGGAATATATTTGGCAACGAGCCTCGACAAATTCCAGCAGGCACAGTGGTGATGAAAAGTCCCTTCGGTGACGTTGTTGGGTTTCCTAAGTTGCTATCCCTACCGCCAAAAATGATTGAAAAAAATAAAAAGCCAGCTAAACGACACAGCGATTTGTGGGAGCTAATTGCAAAAACGGAGTCGTGGATAGACCTTTCATGTCGTGAATTGGCAAAAATTACTGGATACAGTAAATCAACATGCCACCGCGTTCAATATGAGGCGCGTAAAGCGGCATACCCCGACGGGTACTGTTTCGGTTATAAATCCATTATAAGTGATTTGGGACAGGATGCGGGACAGTTATAATGTCATTTGGGACAGGGTAGCCAATGCCCCTAAAAATAGGGGCTTCACCAACCCTGTGAGGAGAACACACACATTTATCATATCACTATTGTAGGCATTTGCCTATAGGACTAATCATGAACGAATCAATAAAAGCAGTAGCTATGGGCGGTGTGGATGTTGCGCGGAGCGATATTAGCGAATTGTGTAAGCAACATCCACTTGAATCTATAACCTACTCCAATGAGGGTGCGATGTACAATCTGGTTGTTGTTAATAGCCATGTATTTGTTGTTGGTGAAGAACGGTTTGGGTGCAGTTATGTCCAACACACAATGAACGGCAAGGAATTAGCGACTATAATTCACCCAACACGGGCAGACTTTTTTATAGCACTAAACGCACTGATGCCTAAAAACTGGAAAGCCAAACTAATTCACCAGGTAGTTCGATAAAAAGGAGATTGAAAATGAACAATGCAATTGAGTATTTTGCGAAAAAAGGCAGTTTGACAGCAAGTGAGTTGGTTGTTTTTTGTGACGTTTGGGGTGGTGAAACATACGGTGTTCGCATAGCGCGGGACGACGCTAATAAATTCGAGTCGCATTATGTAACTGTTATGAAGGGGCTTGGTGTGTTCCACTTTATAAAAACAACTTACAATGGGGAACGATACATTTCGTACAGAATCGTAAACGGCACTCTGGTGATTGACCATTACCACAACTGGAATGACTTTTCAAACGCATTGAAGGCAACAACCTTTGGCAGTCAGTATGATTTTTCAGAGTAGCACGACAAAAAAAGTGATGGCGTTGTGTATGAAGCAGAATCATGAAACGAATAAAAGTTACCGTTTCGCAGTGAGGTGGTAACAAATCCGATATATAATGTCAGTATAAATAAAAGCGACTTGTTGTAGCAAGTCGGTTTAATCAAAAAAAATCGTATGTGTTGCAAGTATACACGACTTGCAGTGTAAATGGAAGGGGCAAAAACAACATGGCACGCCAACCCGAAACATTCATTTATTCAATATTCTCAAACAAGGATAACGTCAAAAAAGTTTGGTACGTGGGTCGTAGTGGATACCCCGAACTCAGATTCAAACAACATGCGGAGGGCGTTAAAACAAATGATAAAATACGCTGGCTATTTAGTAAGGCAAATGCCGAAGGTGTTACATTATACCTGGACATTTTGGAACGTGTCCCATTGTGGGATAAGTGGCAGGACGATTCATGGAAGCCGCGTGAATCACATTGGATTAGTCATTATCGCAAATTAGGACATCCACTGCTAAATCATCCGAGTTCTAATGGCGGGGAATGCACTGCTTACGAAGGGAATGGGTATAAACCCGTCACATATTCCGAAAGTTTTGTTCCGCCAACATTAAAATAAAAAGCCCCTGTAATGGGGCTTTTTTGTTATTGTTTATTCATGCGTTGCTTGAACAATCTTAGGAGCATGTCGTCAATTTTTGTTTTTGTTTTTGCAACCGATTGGTCTAGGATGCCCATAAATGCCCTATAAAGGGCTATAAATGGCGTTTTTAGGAACTTAGGGATGAATCGCTCATTGTCGTATAAAAGTGCCAAAAAAACGACCAACGCAAGGCTTACTGATACACTAGGCGTTATCAGTGGCTGGAATAATAGCAAGGACACCAGTGTCATCGCCAATAGGATTAGTGTTCTCATCATTCGATTCCTTTGATATGATTAGCAGGATTTTGTTAAATAAATCAAGTGATTGCTTTAAGTCATCGCGCAACTGAGTAACAACTTCGCGCAACTCGGTAAAGTCAACATTTTGCTGTTGAAGCGTTAACTCCATCCGATTTATTGACGGCAAAATGCCAGTGACATGACCCTTTAGGTCTCCAATGTCGGTGGTTAACTCCTTTTGATGTGCGTCCATTTTTTTTGAAACCTCAATAGTTAAATCTTCATGACGAATAGCTTGTTTATTCAATTCTACCATGAGGTTTGCTTGATTGTCCAGAATGGCTGTGTTTTTGGCTGAAATGTCAAGCTGTTTGTTAATAATAGCGTCATCACGCTTGTTCGTGTCGTTTGAATCATTTTGTATTTTCATGACTAAAACAAACAACGCAATTAACATCGCCACTGGTACTCCGAGCGTTTGAATTAGCGTTCCGATTGTTACAAAGATTTCCATGTGTGTTCTCCGATTTTACGTTTATACGCCCGTGCAAATTAAATAAGTAACTGCCATATAGGGTTGTACGTTGTTATGTGCGCCACCACCACCAGCATTAGCGGTTGTTGCGCGAATACCATGTGATGTACCAGTACCAACTGATAACAACGCATTACCTGTAAGCGTAGTAACCCAAAAATTAAGCCCGTCAAGAACACCGTGATTGTGTGATGGCATTTCGGAAGTGGTTAATGTATGTGTAGAACTACCACCTGTACCAGTTAAATAGTTTGCGTTAGAATCACTAATTCTATTGGCGCTACCATCAACGCCAATTAATGTGCGCCCACGCAAATCAGGGAGTGTTATTCTACGAAATGCGTTAAAGTCTGCCTCAGCACCATCGCCACGAGACACTGGACCGCCTGAATTATCCTGCAATTCTAAATACGAAGGGAGAATCTCCCACAACAGCTTAAAAAGCGCAAACATATCAGCATTAGCGCGTGCAGTAGCATTGCTACCAGCATTGCCAATAGACCTGCCATCACAGACCAGCCAATGTTTATCAATGTCAGTGGTTCTTAATGATGGCTTCAAATCACCTACGGTATTCCCTTTTAACAGGAAATTGATTGTGTTAATAATTTGGTTGTAAGCATCGGCTGTGATTAAATCACCAGTCGTTGCTGTGTTTAGTTCGTCACCTAATGCCATTAGAATATAAACCTCACTTTCATAAAAGAACCCGCCGAAAAACTACCTGAGCCTAAGCCCAGTCTGATTGTTGTGATTGCGGACGAACTGTTAAAAATACAAGCCGTAACTTCCCGCCTTAGAGTTGTTGTGTCGCTCCAGCTTAATGAATTAGGCAAGCAGTGCTTTATCATATTTGTTGAGCGGAAGTTTGGCACAATTAAACTACCCATAGAATAGCTATTGGCGGGGCTTGCCGTAGCCGCCGTGATGCCTATAAGGTTGTCGGCTTGTTCCGTCATATGCGTCACACCGTCACTTGTACCCCAACGTTGTGAGTAATAGTTGCTTGAAGTTGTGTTGTTATTAAGAACAATAAAAAGTGTGTCAAATGTCCCCGCCGCATTAGACCTAACCGCCCATGATAGTTCTAAGTCATAAGCATCAGAGTAACCGTCCAATAAGGTAAGGTCAATGTCCGTAAAAGCCCCCGCGCTTGCCATTGTTTGCACATTAGCAACGTTGCCTAAGTTTGGGATTAATTCACTTCCAGCAGTAAGGTCTGTTAAGGCAACCCCACTTGCCTCAAGTCCTAACAAATGGTTTAAGTTGTCGCTAATTTGGTCGTTCCAAATACCTGATGTAATTGGAGTGTTTGCTGATAATGTTTGTGGTGCTGTGCGTGCCATAATTCACCTCAATATATAATAACCGTTTTTTCGCCATCAAGTTCCATGCGTCCTACAACATCCAAAACAAATCCCGCTTGTGTTACTGGCTCTAGGAAAAAAGTTGCAGTATGCAGGTTGGGACTTGTGTAAACGTGCGATTCGCCAATGATGATGTAACGCCCACTATGATAAAGTGTATCATCAAAATCAATTTCGACAAAATCCCCTATTTCAAACCCTGTTACAATTGCGGCGTTATCAATCCCGTCAGATTCCTTTGTCATCGTAAAGGAAATTGCGCGACCTCGAATTGGCAACCTAGCAAGTTCCATGTGAGCAATATCCGATATAACACGGTATTCTGAAATATTATTGACTGTAAATGACGTTTCGCGCTTTCCATACAGCGAAATGCTTGACGCATTCTCAATGTTCACAATAAGCTGGTTTTGGTCATACGATGGAGAGCCGCTTAGTGTTAATGTCGAAAGGATTGCTGTTGAAGTCCCAGTATTTTCGATTTCGATATTTGCGACACCGCCATTTGGTGTGACTGTAATAGTTGCTGAACCTTGTGAAAACGTCGAACTTGGTGTTAGTGTGGTCGCTGTTGCAAATTGACCTGTTGAACGACGTAGCCGAGCCTCAATAACAACTGTTTGACCTGGTGAAATAGTAACAGGCGCTTGCAGTGACCACAATAATTCCGATGCCTGAGTGACTTTTGGCTTTCCTGTAACAGTTACAGAGTTTACGAACAAATCTCCATATTTGTAGTCAATCCCTGTTTTTCCGCTTTCGGTTGTCGTTGCGTCAGTGGTGTCGCTTAAATAAGCGTGATGACGATTTCGCCAAACATAACGCCCGTTACGGTCAATATAGAACTTCCCGCGCTCAGTCTCGCTTACATCCTGAATGATAGCCCATGCGTTTTCGCGCCCACCACCATAGGTATCAAAAAAAGTTTGCCCCTCATCAACGACACGCCAAATACCATCGCTTGTGAGGATAGTTGTTTCGCCAATTTCCGACGCTCCAACAATGCCAATTTTCCAAGCGTCCAACACTGTTAAAAAAATTCCAGCTTGCTCAAGCACATCAAGTAAAACTGCATCGCCAGTTTCATTTGTGTATTGAGGCAACGTAACCGTGATTCGCTCTAACAGTTGCTTTGCGCCAACCGCTTCAAGAATAACAGTCTCCTTACCCGAAACCACTGCGGCTGGTCGCCATTGGATTGAAGGAAAGTCTAAATACCCATTCCAAAGTTCAGCCGAACTAACTGATTCAACAACCCGAACACGACAATACGGTTGCAATTTCCCAGCAATAACAGACCCTGTATTTTCGGGTGAATACTTACCGTCAGTATTTTTTACAACCATACGCAAGGTTAATTCATCGCAAACAGATTGGAAGGGTGAACGCGCACCCAAAAACCATTCCGCGCTCACCACATCGCTTGTTATGTCGTCATAAATCCCTGTAAAATTTTCGTTTTTATCCCAATCAACTAGGAACTTTAACATTATGCACCTCGTCGCCTACCAATAATTTCAAGTTGGTCGTACAGGCTGTTTACATCCTGAACGCCATATACATTCACATTACCAGTGATAACGACTTGTCGTGTATCACCGACCTTACGATTTGGGGTAATCATCCCACCAATGCGCGAACTAAATATTTCAGGTCCCTTTTCGCCAACCAAATACGGCTTGTTGGCAAATATACTACCGCCAACAGCCCGTCGCATAGGAATTTGCCGTTGTGGTTGCCTGCTTTGTGGTCTTGGTGGCGTTGGGCGTGACGGTGTTATGTTTGTCGGCAAACCTGGTATATTCCTTTGTGGAAGTTGAGTTGGTGCAATATCAGGGCTTACGCCAGGTATTGTTACCATTCCCGTGTCGGCTAATACGCGAGCAATTGCATCACCAATGCTTAAAATATAATCCGAAACTTTTTGCAACTCTGAAATTGAGCGACTGCTTATGCCACTAAATAAGTCCTCAAACGCCACTCTAATGCTTGTAAAGAACTCATTGTTTGTCATGTCAGCAAGACCCTTCCAAACAATAGCAGTTAATTGGTCTGAACTTGTTTGGGCGGCATCCAAAACAATGCCCCAATTTTCGATATAGGATTGCCCCCATTCTGTCAGTGTGGTTTCAAATTGCTTAAATACTGAAATCCCCAACAAAACGCCAAGCGCGACAGCGCCAAGCGGACCAGTTGCAATAAGACCAGCAATCCCAACTGCTTGCAAGCCAGTCTTTACAATTGTTAAAGCCGCGCCAAGCCCACTGACTACCAGCGAAAGTGGATACATAACAAGCCCCAACCCTGTTAAGCCAATCGCCAGGCTTGCAACTTGTTTTATAGTGTCAGGATTTGCTTTTGCAAAATCGGCAAATGTCTGAACCAAAGGTGAAAAATCAGTCACTAGGTCGCCAACTACTGGAAGCAACGCACCGCCAATAACAACAGCTAGGTCGCTGAAATCACTCATGATTGAGTCTATTTTGAATTGAATGGCTTCACGCGCAAGCGCCCTTGTTGCATCAGTAGCACCTGTGGCATTTTTTGTGAATGTTTCAAGTGCGGTACTATCCATGCCAGCAATCGCCAGTACGCCCAATAACGCTTCCTTGTTGCCAAACACCTGAGTAAGGTCAACACCAGCGTCAGTCATTTCACGGATGACAGCCGTCAATCCTTGTTCCTCAAGCATTTTTAGGACATCGGCTTGAGTCATGCCCATTTGGGCAAACGCTGTTTCGAGTTCCTTCGTTGGGTTTAGCAATTGCCCTAATGCGGCTTCAATTTGAGTGCCAGCCTGCGAGAATGTCACACCTTTTGTTGACATATCAGCAAACAGTAAGCCCAATTCTTCAATGTCAATGCCCAGTGGAGCGGCTAACCCTGCCGTTTTAGCAAACACGGCGGCTAATTCATCCATCGTGCCAACACCTTGCTTAATTGTTTGGGTCATTACATCCGAAATACGATTGACTTCAACACCCTGAATAGCGTAGGCGTTAAATGTCGAAATAAGCGCCTTATTGGATGCAGTCAAATCAGAGTTGTTTGCTTCAGCCAGCGCCGTACTAGCCGCAAGGATGTCCATGTGTTTACTTGCATCAGCGACACCACCAACAACATCATACATCGCAGTTGCGAGTTGCGTGCCACTAAACTTTGATGTTTTTGAAAGCGCCATTAACTCATCAGCCATTTTTGACGTTTGTTTTTTCGTCAACCCCATGACTGATGCGATGTTTGTCATTTGCTCATCAAAATCAACTGCGCTTTTTATAGCAACGACAAAAAGCCCGTCTAACGGGATAGCCAGCTTCAACAGGTTTCCACCCATTTTTCGCATATCGCTACCAACTCGATTAAACGCGCTTTCGGATTTTTGCTTGGTGTTATCCAAGCCCTTATTTACTCTATCAACACCGCGCTCAAAATCCTTAGTGTCGGCGGTGAAGGTTACATTTAGCTTTGCCGTTTCCGCCATGTTTATCCCTCATTTTTCGCTTAGTTTTGCAACACCCTGAATGTATCCCAATGCCATAAAATAATCATCAGGACTCATGTTTCGGATGGTCTCCAAAGACCACCCGAATTTTTCACACAATGTTAGTTCTTCAACAAAGTAGCCAATTTCAGGCGTTACAGAACTATTAAATTTGCCAGCAAGGTATATTTCCTTAGCTACCTTTTCGACTAGATTGAAACTTGGCAGTCAGCTTTTCGCCCACCACCTCAAGGAACTCATACCATTGACCAAGTTCCAGGTCATCAATTCCATCAATTCCATCAGGGAATGTAGCAATTGGCTCTAACATCGCAATCATCGCATCCAAATCGCCGTCCTGGTGACATTTCGAGAATTTGCGAAATTCGCGCATTTTCCAGCCGTCAAGGTTAATAACAACATCAGTATTCATATTCATGTGAGTTCTCCTAGTTTACAGATTAAAATACACTTGCTAAATGTTCGTAGTGAGCAATCCATTCGCCGTTTTTGACAAAGTTTGCAGTAACAGTGACAACATCCTCAAATGGATATGCGCGGTCAAGCCCAACAACACTTGCAATACAAGCGTAACGAGGCTTCCCTGTTGCAGTCCCTTCGGGAGCGTAAATCAAAGTCCCACTACCACCAAGCGCCAAAGCAGTACGCAATGCGCTACCCGCGCTACCAAGCGTTTCCAAATATTCAAGCGAAAATTCAGCACCGCGTTGGGTTAAAATATGAGTACGGTCAATTGAAGTGCCAGCGCTCGAATCGGCTTGGTCAATTGCTTCATTGACAGTGAATGTGCGCTTGTCGGTTTGCAAACTAACGCCCTTAAACGAAATGTACAAATCAAGACCTGTGTAACGAGCCATTTATTCTTCATCCTTTTGTGTATCGTATACGTATATCGAAAACTTTGCGCCAATATTCGACTCCATCAGAGTTGTCAATAAAACTATTGACCTGTTCAACAATCGTTTGAAAGTTGTCGTACCCCGTAATTGGTACGTCGTTATTGTGCAAATGATTAATGCAGGCATTAACAACATTATAGCACGATTGCCGATTGCTACCAACGGCTTCAACACGATAATTGAAGGTGTATTCACCACGAAGCGTTTCGTTATCAAACCCGCCTGCGTTGTGATAAAAAACAATATACGGCAATGTTGCGCTCTGAGGTGCTTGCAAATTATATATTCGTGGCGATGCTGTTCCGCCAACAAGTGCTGTAATAGCAGTCCCGCCTGCTATTTTTTGATAAAGCGCGTAATCAATATCAGGGAAACTCATTTCAACTCATCCTTAAACAATTCAACTGGGACTTGTGATTTTGCGACTCGCTTTAATGCTGGAAGCACAAATGGGCGCGGTCTCATTTTTCGAGTCCCATACTCTAAATGATGGGCATAGTCTGAATCAATTGTTAAAAAGCCATTCGCAATACGACTTCGCCTAACATCCCTGTTTAACTTGCCTGTTCGTATGGCAGGTGGGCTACCAGCGTTTGACGGCGATGTGCTAGACCAATTACTGGTAATGTCGTTTTTTAATTCATCAGCATAGGAATCCATAACTGTTACAGCAATGGAATCTATTTTTATGCTATTCAAGTGCCTACGGTCAATTGTTGTGCGACTCATTACACCACCTCAACAACCTCAGCGCGTGACGAAACACTCCATGAATGACTATCGTAAATCGAAACAGGGGAGTAAGTTGTTCCGTTTATTTGGTAACGACTTGACGGCGAAATCGTGACACTTGATGCCATCGTCATTATCCACTTTTTTTTGAGCGATTCGCGTGATGCCGTGTAATCTAATTGCGATGCTTGTTTCAATGGGTCAATTCTGCAAAACGCAGTTCCACTTGCAACCCATGTTGATGTATAACCACCAGCACCATCCGATGACGATTGCTCTGTCAGGATAACACAAGTGTCGGGTAGAACGCCATCAACGAAAAAACGCATTTGTGCAAGCATTTTATCATTAATCATTTTGAGACCTCATCAATTCTGATTCGCTGAACAAAACGAATCGGTGACGACATTTCGTTAAACTTTTGCGCCATATTCAATGCGTTTTCAAAACACTTGCTTAACTCCACGCGATGGTTGTCGCTTGCCCACGTTACCATATCGGAATAGTAACTAGCCTTTTCACCCCAAATAGCCGAAACCGCTAAATTGAGGTCGTATTGGCGATAATTTACATAATAGGCTGTTCCATACGTTGGTTGCGTAAAAGTGACGATTTTGGCATCATAATTGACGTTATAAAGCGATGTGCCGATTGCACTACCAGCATAATCCAATACTTCAAAGGCGCTGTCGCGTTCAACATATTGTGCATCAAAGCGATAATCCTTTAATGAATCTTCAATATATCGCAACGGAACATTATACTTGCGATTTTGGGTCTTATCCAACTCAGATTGAATTTGGTCGTCCGTCCAGTAGGTTGTTGCGCCGATTACATAATCGGCAGTACCCAACTGCGCCTTGTTACGGGCTTCCAAAATTAAATTACTCATACCTGCGCGTGCCATAATTCACCTCGTTTTTAGTACATTTGAGTACCATAATTTTCGTAGCCGTAAATAAATCCCACAATATTCACTTGCGAAGCCATAACATACATATCAAGTGAGCCGTACCCACTGTAAACAATATACCACAAAACACTTTCGCCCTGAAAGCCGATGCCATATATATGCCCTTTTACAATAAGACCATGCTCAGATTGATAATAATTCAAGCACTCTGGGCGAGAACACCATTTCACTTCCGCATATTCAAATCTCGGAACAACAACTAAGTAGTCATCGTAGTATGTTGCCCAACAAAGTGGATTATCGTAGTACCCTTTTCCGCAGTCTAGTGATTCCGCACTCGAAGGAACTGGAATAAGTAGTAAAATAGCCACTATTATTAATCTGATACTCATCGGAAACTCCTTGTTTTTAGCTTGTACAACTTTTTTTACATATATATATATATAGCAAAAAAGTTGTACAAAAGTGGGCTATGATTTGCAAAAAAAGGTATTGATTTCATTGCTTGCGTAAACGGTGTATCCAAACCGTTTAAGGTAATCTGTTATAGCGTCGTTTCGGAAATCATTCAATTCGATGCACAACAAACGTGGCTTGTGCAATTCGATGTCGAATCCCTTTAAGACTTCAAGTTCATTACCCTCAGTGTCAATACTTACAAAATCAATGTGTCCTAATCCCGACATTTCCATAACGCGAGTCAATGTGGTTGCTGTAACAGTTATGGACGACGAATTAATCACTAACCCCCTACTAGCAGACTCGTGATTGATTTTTTCAATGCTAGGGGCTATGCCATTTAATTGTGGAGCATTGTCAAACACCGTGAAGGACGTTTCGGTTTGTGATTCATCACCAACTAAAGCGACATTGAATAGCCAGCTATTTTTTCGGCGCAAGGACAGTAAGTTAAAGGCGTATGGCGAAGGCTCAATACAAGCACCATACCATCCGCGTTCCTCAAGTTGGAATGTGTTGCTATTTGTAATGCCATCAAAAGCACCGCAATCAACAAAAGTGCCGATAAAACTATCCCCAAAAAACGAATCAATGATTTGCTGTTCATTTAACTGAGTCATAGGTATGTACTCCGAAACGACGGATGCTTCCGCTTAAAAGCCTCAACAACCGCGTTGTTGTGCGCTGTCATTTTTGCCCATTCCCGTTCATGCGACAACGTGTAATAAATCACGACATCCTGTGTGTTTACAGCAATCCCGCGATGTCCTTGTTCGTGTAATGTTAGCGTTAGGTCGTAATCTTCGGGTTTGCCAGCACCTTCAATGTTGTGGATATTGTCATCGTAGCCAATTGCACGCGCTATTTCAGTCCTGTACAATATCGCGTTCATCGGCACATTTGAATAAAATAGGTCGTCGCTTGAATATTGCCGAGCAACAACAGCGTCATTGCGTGCGCCAATAAATTGCTGTAACCCGTATGCGAAATCGTATTCGGGGCTTGATTCCAACATCACAGCGAGTTCAACAATACCAGCACCAATGTAATCGTCATCGCCTAAATACAAATAATACGGCGTTTTTACCATTACTAATGCGTTGTTCATGGCTTGAACTTTACCAACGCGCCCAACGCCCATCGTGACAAGCGGGTGATTGATATAAGTTGTTGAAATCGGCTCATTACCGTCGTGGTCAAACCATATACACACATGGACATTAAGGCTTAAACAGGACTCAATCGCCCTGTTTAATTCGACTTCACTTGCATTACGAGTTGGGAGAATAACACTAATCATTGCGCGTAGCCTTTTCAATCAATGGTTTCCAGTAAGTGTTGTGAACAATGTCAGTGTCATACAGTGATGCGGTTGCCGATGCGAGTGATTTACGCCGTTCAATCGTGTTAACGCCGACTTTTGCGTGTTCTTGGTGCAGTGAGTCTGTGATTTGGGCAATATCAGGGCTACATTGATACGATTCCTGTACTGTGTAATACAGGTCGCTATAACCAACCGCGTATCCATCAATAACCAATTCAGGCATAGCTGTGAAATTAGTAACGACAACGGGTGTTCCGCAAGCCTGTGACTCGATAATAGGAACACCAAATCCCTCACCGCGAGTTGCGTTCAAAACAATATCACAAGCGTTATAAAGGGTTGCCATTTCCTCAAAGCCGATTCGGTTTGTGACATAATGGTATTGACTCACATAGCGCACGTTTAGTTTTATGCCTTCCATAGCGCCAGCTAATTCGACCAAGCGTGGCAAGTTTTCACCCTGATGACCTGTCATATCAGAATGGATGTAAAGCATTGAATTAGGCACTTGTTTTTGGAATTTCGCAAACGCTCTGATTTGTTGGTCAAATGCCTTACGACTTGGAGCGCCCTTATTTGCTAAGAACATCCCAACAATAAAGGTGTCGGCTGGAAACCCAACTAATTTCCTTGCCTCATTACGGTCAATCGGCTTAAATATTTTGGTGTCAACTGAATGTGGAATGTATACATGATTGCTATTTCCACCCATTTCCAACTCGGTTGCGCCAAATTTTGACATTGCGATTGTGCCACCAGTAACAAGTTTTGACTTGTGAAGGACTTCGGGTGTAATAGGACAGTGGTCAATTGGTAGCCAATGCCAATAGTTTTCAAGTGATTTTAGGACTTCATCATGCAAAACCCATATATCAAAAAGCCCAATGGTCATATCGGGCGCGTAGTATTGTTGAT